CAATTGGGTAGCATACGTTATTAGATATTGCCAAGGGTATCAATTTTTTGCCGGTAAAAGAAAGGTATGGAATACATCCGGAGCTTCTAACCTGGAAGAACTTAAAGATAGGACTTCAAGACAGATCCTTAGAAGACTAAAAGAAAGCGTATTAGATCTACCGGAAAAAATAATAACACCAACATACCTCAGACTTTCATCAAAAAATTATGAAGAACTAATGGGCGAATACTATGACTGGTATAAAAAAAATCCAAAGGAGTCTTCATCGTTGACTGTACAATTTAATAAATTGATGAAGGTTAGGCAAGTTATTGCACAAGAGAAGGTAGAATACTCTATCGAACTAGCCGAAGCTATATTGGCCCAAAACAAAAAAGTAATAATTTTTACCAACTTTACAAGTGTATTACAATCCTTTGTTTCACACTTTGACAAAAAATGCGTTTATATTGATGGAAGTTGTAACCAAAATAAAAGACAAAAAGCTGTTGACGATTTCCAAAATAATGAAAAAATTGAAGTATTTGTTGGTAATCTAATTGCAGCAGGTGCAGGTATTACATTAACAGCAGCAGAAGCTGTGATAATGAATGATCTATCTTTTGTCCCGGCCCATCACTTACAGGCTGAAGATAGGGCACATAGATACGGACAAAATTTTAGTGTGTCAGTATACTATCCGATATTTGATAATACAATTGAAGGTGCAGTATACGATATACTTCTAAATAAAAAATACATATTCGAAACCGTAATGGGGGATAATATTGATATGGGGGCAGAAAAAGTTATGGAGGTAATTAATTCAAAGGTATAAAAATAAGTTATTTAGATCCATAAATAACTGTATAGTAAGCTACAGCATTATTGAATTTATAACTTTTAACTGGGTTCAAATCAAAAAAATTATTTAATACTCTCGCATAAATTTTTGTTTTCCTTAATGAAGGTGATGCAACAAAAAGTTTATCGTATTTTACCAACCATTTTTTTATTATTTTTACAAAATATTTTCTAAATACTGTGATTAATGTGTTATCAGTATTTAAAACCTCGTCTTTATCAGCAACATTTAATATTGATTGATTCTTATACGTTAATGCTATTTGTGGATATTCAAAAATGTTAGGATTACTAAGTAAACACAACTCATAATCATTATATCGATGACAATCTAATATCTCAGTATTGTACATCAATAAAGTAAAAACATCATCGGCACTTAATTCCAATAGATATCTTAGTTGATTTTCTGTTAAAATAACTTTCATATTGTATTTATAATAATAATATAAATACTATAGGTTATGGAAAAGTTATTATTAGAGTTAAGACAATTAAAAAGAGAATTGTTAGTTTACGAACATAAAAAATTTTTTATTAATGAGATGAAAAAAATCGGTATAGATAAATTACCTTACGCATATACATCACTTAAAAAATTCATAGATCCAGAAACTATGAATGTTCATTATAATAAACATTACAAAGGATATGTTGAAAAACTTAATCTTGCCCTATCTGAAAAAAATGTTGATGATGTTAAATTGGAAGATATTGTTAAAAACATAAAAAAATATGATGATAATATCAGGAATAACGCTGGTGGTGCATTTAACCACGCATTATTTTGGAAGATGCTAAGCCCCACAGAAAAAAAACCTGGTAGTATCATTTTAAAAGCAATTGAAAAAGGGATACATCTGAAGAACAAGGGTATCCGTTACTTGGGCTAGATTTATGGGAACATGCTTACTATTTAAAATATAAAAATAGAAGAGACATGTATATTAAAAACTTTTGGAAAGTAGTTGATTGGGATTTTGTTGAAGATGTTTTTTTACTTAAAACTGGTCAAAAAGTCAATGAAAACTATAGAAGGCCTAGCGACATTAGAAATAGACGCAGAAAAATAATAATATACTAAATATTTATTGTCTATAATAGACAAATTATGGCTGGAATTTCTGAACCACAAAGAACAACTTTATATACTCGAATAAAACACTTACTTGGATTTCCATTACGTAGTATTGAATTAGAAGATGAAATGATGGATTCTCTAATGGAACTAGCCATTGGAGATTACTCTCAGTACGTACAAGATTGGTTAATAGAGTCACAGTGGGCAGCACTACAAAATCTTAATCTTGACGAACAATCTTTATCTAGAGCTTTCATATCCAGAAGCATTGATTATGAGACTAGATACACCTATGCCTATTCTAAGATCGTAGGATTACAAGCCGGTGGTGATTGGGAATTAAAAAAAGACTTTATCGAATTAAAACGGAATCAACAATTATACGAAATACCTGCGGGAAGAGAAATTAATGAATTGTTATGGTTTACTCCGGCTGAGTTAACTAATATCCTTTTCGATCCTTGGTCATTCGGTGTTATGGGGGGGCCAGGCCTTGGCGGACCTGGGGGATATTCACAAATAGGATATAGTGGATCATATTTCCTAATGCCAGCATTTGATATGTTATTGAGAATGCAGGAAATAAATATACAAAGAAGAATTATAGCTTCAGATTTAACGTATAGAATCACCGCACTACCTGACGGTAAAAAGATGGTCCATTTAATGAATACACCTGGAGGTAAATTCGATTTTGGTAGCTCTAACTTCTATAATGGAAAAGTATGGTACTGGTATTATGATGTTGACGGTAAAGATAGAGACAGTTGTTTAAAATCAAATCCAGACATTGTTAAATTACCGTCAGACGTACCTATAGATGAAATGTCGTGGGAAGATCTTAATAATCCATCTCAACAGTGGGTTAGAAGGTATTTTATCGGATTATGTAAAGAAACATTAGGTAGAGTTAGAGGTAAATATAGCGGATCATTAAAAACTCCAGATACAGAATTGACATTGGACTATGATAAATTACTTACAGAAGGAAGAGATGAAAGAAGTAAACTAATAGAGGAATTAACTCAAAAATTAGAAAGATTAAGGCCGGAAAAAATGATGGAAAGAGAGGCATCTATTGCCGAAAATCTAAATAGATCATTAAAATATAGGCCAATGCAAAGACAAATATATGTAATTTAATATGGCAATTATTAGAAATATACCATCAGAACGAATAATACATGGAAAGTTAATAACAACCTCAGAAATCGCAATTGTTTCAGAACAACAGTTTAGGACTAGAGGTGAGGGTATAGTTATTGTAAAAAATAATGAGCCAACTAAAATTATATTAGATGGCTCAACAACAGATAAGATTTCAATTAAAGCTTTAAGCCAGGTATTAATAATACCTAATGTAGGTAAAATTGATGAGGATTTTGATGAAATACTACTCGATAAAGGTTCTTGTGTAGAGTTCGCATTTTGCTCTGGAAATTGGTATATTATTAGTTCTGATGGATTAAAAATGGGCGAATAAATCGCCCATTTTTTTTATACGAATGATTTCCAATCATCGGAAGCTAACTCATACATATAGTCCAAATTTACATCAACCCTTGCCCAGAAATCTAATTCTAGATTTGATGGTGTCATTACCTCTTCTAGAGTATCTTGATCTTTAGGTTCAAAAGGCTGGCCATTTATTAGTTCACATTGTGAATTGGTATAAAACATCCTATTAGCCGGATCATTAACCAATAGCGTATCTCTAACATCTGATTTGAATACAACTAATAGTGGCTCAATACGTGTATTTAGGACTGATATCGCTTTTAGCACATTATATTCACCTAACATGTCTGGATTATTTTCAATATCATCTTTATTTAACATGTAACAATTTATTTTAATGCCAGATTCTTCAGGGTTTTTTTTGTTACTAACTTTAACAACATCACCATGAGAAGGTTTTGTACCATTATTTACATAATAAATCACATCACCAAGGTTTACCGAGATATTATTATATATAGCTAATTCCATATGAGCCATCTTACTCATGGTATTTCCAGCCTTGTTTGTCATTGTCGAGCGTTTCAAATAATCTTCAATACTTAACTTTACTTTTGCTCTCTGAGCAATCTCTTTTAAGGGTATCTTTTTATCCCAAATCTTTTGAACATAT